TACCCGTATCGGTTAGGGTTGACGTAGAGTTAGGATCTACGCCAACCCGCCATCAATCACAGAATGGCTACTTTTGACTATAAAATCGGTTGCGGTTGCGAGATTGCAGCAAAGTGGTAGATTGATACGTTTTTGGAAAAATCTCGCAATGCAGACCGTTGTAGCCATCCGAAATATTCTATTTGGTTTTGAGCTTCATTGATCGATTCCGCGCCGCCCAACTGCGTCTGTATGACTCACGCTTGCAAATCATGCAGCGTACCCAAACGCCATTATCCGAACGTGATAGCTCCTCAATTGCGGTGTAAGGGCGCTTGGCGCGCTTGCAAATCATGCAGCGCGGTGAAAATCTCTGAATGTATCTACTCATCCGTCGTCCTCTCTGGCAGATTCGCCACCGCCCCCGCCGCCTGATTCCAAGTACATTCTGTGCATAAACCGGAGTGCGCTTTGCCCATGTGTTTCGGGACATCGTACTCGCTCACGAAAGCCGGAATGCCGTAGCGACCCCCCTTCGCTGCCATTGCGTGCTGATAGCATCGGGTGCGCGCCACGCCATCGGAACAAATGTAGGTGTAGACCCGCTGAGTACCGCGGGGCTTTTCTTTGTCGAGACGGCCGTATCTGGGCTTATTCACAATCGCCCCCAATTCTGCAACTCGAAGGCTGATCAACCGAATCTTGAGCGCCGCCGCCGCGCTATCTTTGCCGCCGCTCATGCCAACAAAGACAACATCGTAACCTGAAACATCTAAATCAGTTGCCATACGCTATAGGCTCCCGTCTGCACGTAAGCGCATTGGAGCGGACACCACTCCATGATCGGCACCCAGGACTTGATCGCCCCAAAGTATTCCCCCCGGTAGCTCTGACGATGCTGGTGATGCTTCGCCATCTTCGACCGCCCGGCGCGATGGCCGAAGACATCCCGGCGCGAGACGCCCGTTTTCTCGTTCTCGGTCAGCGGCTCACGCTGATCAGCGTTCTCTCTGCGCTTTTGCCACGAGCGGATCGCCACCAGATGGGGAGAAACCACCTCCATGCCAACCGTTGCCGAGCAGAACGGCGCCCAAGATGCGGTTGAGTAGGCCAGTCCCGCCGCCTTGCACAGCGATAGCGCCGTGGGCCATCCTTCGGGCCGATTCTCGTCGTAGGTGCGCGCCGGTGCCAACACGCCAAGATCCGGATACCAGATCTGCCCCAGATTTTTCAGATACCGCCGAAAGTCGGCTAACGGAACCTTGAAGAACTGAAGTGCCAGGAACGGATCGCCCAAGTTGGGGACGTTGTGGCCCCGTTGCCGCTTCTTTTCCGTCTTCGCCTTCGCTTTTCTACCCTTCGCCATGTAACACCTCCTTTTCGATTGCAGCCCGTAGGCCGCTAACGTCAACGTCGAGCAGAGGCGCGGGGTAGTTGTTGGCGACATGGCGCCGGATCAGCCCGATTTTGTTGGAAACACCGGTGAACAGCGGCGTATAGGCCGCTTCAACCTCTCGCTTATCTTCCAGGAACTGCAACAGCGCGGAGGGATCGCCTTCAACCGCTGGCGCTTTGGCCTGTAGCAGTTTTTCAGCCCAAAGCCAGGTGCATAGCGCCCACGAGCGTTGATCATCTAGGCCGAGAACATAAGCAACCGCATTGTTCCAGCCATTGAAGAGAGCTTTAATCAAATCAAGGGCGAGAATGGAGCAACCACCACCACGCACCACCACACCACCACCGCTACCGGCATCGTCGTCATTTTTGGAGGAGGTTTGGTGGTGGTGGTTCTTTAAACCAATTGGTTCTTTATATGGTTCTTTTATATATAGTGGGCGTTCATGTGGTGAACAACCCCCCCCTCTGAGGCCGTTCATGTGGTGAACAACCCCCCGTTCATGTGGTGAACACCCCCCCCCGTTCATGTGGTGAACAACCCCCCCTTTTTGAGCCTTCTTGTATTCAAGTTTTGCGCTCAAAGATTTGTGATCTTCGGCCCACAACACGTTGGGCGACCACAGATCGGGAATGGTGATGTTCCATATCGGCTGGCCGTCATCGCGGGTTCGCTTCTCGCCGCACAACAGACCCTTGTCAATCAGGGACTTGCGCACATCATGCGCTTTACCCCGGCTCATCATGGAAAGGCAGGCCAGTTCATCGGTTGTCAGTTCACAGGCTCCCTGCTCACCGATAATTGCCTTAATTGTTCCCCAGAGTGTGAACTCATACGGGTCAGCGCACACCGCCCAGACCAGCAAAGGGGTAATGGCGAAATATTTGCGATCCCCGCTGTTATCGGTAATTTTGTTGACCGGCATCACACACCGCCTTGGATGTAAAACGCCTCGGAGCGTTGGGGATACTCAGTAAATGGCGCCGGGTCAGTGTCGGTTTCGTCGGCAGCCCAGCGGATAAGCCGATTGATGATCTCCTGCACGTAGGTCAGTTGCAAGTGCCGCGGCAGCTTATCGGCAGTTTCCAGCACCGCCAGGATAGTCAAGCCAGTGCTTGGAAATGGCGAATAGTTGCGGCACATATCCGCGTAGGTCGGGATGTGGCGTTGTAGCTCGATGTTGACATCTTCGACGGTGGGCAGACGAAAAGCCAAAATATCGCCGGGACTGTAAATGTTCGCTTGCCACTGTACGGCAGCGTTGCGCCGGCGTTCGTCGGCGTCGCTCATCTGTTCGACGGAGTGTTCAAAATAATTCGTGTTCGTGGACATTGTCGGAAATCCTTTCGTTGAATCAATAGGAAGGCCGCCATTGCGTCATTTTTGCGTTTTGGTATCAATAGACCACTTTGCAATTATTTCGCTATGGCGGTTGAATTTCTGGCAGAAACAGACCATGCATGGCGCATAGCAGGGCGCACCATCGGATGCTTTCGTCATCAGTTGAAGATAATCGGGTCACTTTCATCGATCATCCCCATCGAGACTTTAAGTGCAATGTCGGTCTCGCGGCTAAGTTTCGCCACCGCGATTAACAGCGCGGTATCATCTGCGGTGCAAACCGCCAGGCAGCGGCGGAAGAGCTTGGTGGCGTCCAAATTCAGATCGGCCAATAGTGCGATAGCGTCCAGTTTTTCTTGCTCAGACATTGTCGGAAGTCCTTTTTTGTTACAAAATTGTCATGTATGCCGGTCAGAAATCATTCAGTCCTTACAGCTATAAGCGATCGGTCCGAGGCTTCACCCGCCGACCATCGGCCGGTACTGACAGTTACTAGTTCGGTCGCCCTATCGGTTGTTAAAGTGCTTTCGCTGCCGGGTTACTCTGTCGGAAGTCCACCCCAGGCAGCGCTATTTCTGCTGCTCGACTGCATTCCAGTTTAATCGAATTCCGTTGCGTTCGGCGTATTGCTCAAGTGAATCGCTGTGTACCCGAAAGCGGGTTTTCGATCCTTCAAGGCGATCAAACTGCAATTCGCCTCTATCGCAAAGCCTACGCACCGTGTCTCGACTGACTTGCAGCACCGCAGCAGCTTCACCAGTTGAAAGATTTTGCATTTTCGTTATCCCCTGTTGCTGCACTTGCGTTACTTGCTGCGTTTGCAGCATATCATACCGCCCGTCGCCTTGTCAACCCCCAAAAATGGCGTTTTGTTACAAATCCGTAATATGACAGGGGTTGACAGGTCAAATGTTGCATGGTATGGTGACATCGTGCAGACATCGGGAGTCGGTACAATAAAAAAAGCCCTACCTGGTTCACTGTCGGAAGTCCACCAAATAGGGCTTTTTCGCGTCCTATGTGGACGGGAGTCAGTGACGTTGCTGAAGGGGCAACGCCATCTAAATTAATAATCGGTTAAATTGCTTAGATCCTTCGGTCAAAGGCCAATATTGCCCCAACTCGGATTTTGCGCAACCACAGCGGGGGCGCGAAGTAGTTTCATCACCTCACGCCAACGATTCCAGGCGCGCCGGCCATTCTCGCCCAACTGAGAAAGCAGAAGCGACGATGACGCTGCCGTCTGGGCATACGCTTCCGTTGATTCCATTTCCCAATGTACGCGGAAATCAACATGGGCCATGATTGCTTCAATGTGTGCATCAGGAACGGTGATTATATCCGTGTCCGCGCCGGGTATGCGGTGACAGCAAGTGTAATGCAAGATTGCCGTTTCGCCAGTGGTGACAGTCTCCGCGAGGACAATTAGCCCGGCATCATTATCAGCATTAGCCGCAACGCTATCCAGTGGCGCACGAAGAGCAAAAACGTCCCCGCCGCGCCGGAAATCCGCGCTATCTTCCGAGACCTGGTAAATATACTCGGCTGGATCTTCCCCCGCCGGATATTCGACCATGTGAACATTAAAGATCTGATGATTAGCTGGAAGATCGTATGCCTGCGTGCCGGTGGTTAGGCCAAGCGAGTAGCGTAGGCTACGCGGAAATTCGTTGGAATACGCGCGGATAGAGTCGCCAATAAACCCGTTAAGTAAACCATCTGTCCAATCACTGTTGAGCGCGGACGCCTCCCGGCACCTGGTACGCAGATCGAAAAGAGTTATTGCCATGTCATGCTCCTATGAGTGTTACAGCAGTCGATTCGGTAACATGCAGGTCAAGCGCATGATCTAACCGCAAAATCGTCGCCGTCGCAACCAGCAATGGATCGTAAGCGCCCAGGAATGCAACCCAGGAGCCGACGCCCGCCGCCCAATCGACCCCATTGTCAACGCTGCGATGCAATCCGTTCGCCGCCGCTGCTATTACTGTATTCGCCCAATCGCACGTGATGGCGGCAAGATCAACACTCGATCCCGCCACCGTTGGCACCGTGTAGGCTACCGCCCATGTCGCGCCGTTATTGGTGGAGCGAAGGATCTTCCCTGTCTCCGTGCAGGCCAACCAGACATTGGCATTGTTTGCAGTCATGCCATTGATAAAGTCGCCGCTACTACCCGTGTAGACCGCCGCGCCCCAGGTAAAGCCATCGTCAGTTGATCTGTAGATTCTTGAAACCCCGGCATTGACAAAGGTGCAGCACCATGCTGCCCCATCTACCCCAACCGCCGCAACGCCCGTACCCGCCAATGTTGCCGAATGCGTCCACGTTGAGCCGCCGTCATCGCTCCAATAGACGCGCCCGCTATCCCCAAGCGCGACCAGTGTATCGGATGCCGGACGAATAGCAACAGTATTGACGTTGCCGGAAGCGGCCGTGTAGACCGTTACCCAAGTTGCCCCGCCATCCGTGGATTTCAGGATCTTTGCTCCCGCTGTTGCCCAAAATAGCGACGAATCGCCGCATACCTGACCACCCCCGGTCGCGCCCGCGGACGTATGTACTAGTGACCACGTCACGCCGCTATCTGTGGAGCGATAAAGATAGAAAGTGGTTGATGAGCGCGCCAGGGCAACCCAAGTGCTACCACTGCCACCGTAGGCAATAGAATGGATCTGGCTTTTTTCGGTATCCTTGACCCTCCTCCACGTCATGCCCCCATCGGCAGATCGATAGAGCTTACCGCTACCAGACGCGCCGACAATCCACACGCCAGCGCGATCAGTGGCAATGGCACCCAGGCTTTCAGGATAGTATCGCTGAGTCAAAGACGCCTTGCTGTTGGTGTCGGTGGAGAGCAGCACAGACGACAATACGCGGTCACTGGTGGATTTCGCCAGCACCTGACCATTATCAGATAGGGTAAGGCTATTCAGAACACGGCTATTTGCCTCTGTTCGTAGGACTGTTGCTCGTGGCATTAGATCGCCGCCTTCCCACCTGCACCGCGGTACTCGTCAGCCGAAACACCGTGCAGGGCGATCAGCCCGCCCTCGGCGGTTTTACTGTCGATCTGGATGTTGACATCCGCTACTTTATGTTTCTTGCTGCGTAGAAACGCCTTGAGCTGCGGCTTGGTCTTTTTAGTGCGCTTAGCCATTAGGGTACATCCTCCACAAAGAGATAGTCGGGATTTTCGGCCAGTTCGTCCAATACTGCCTCGCTGGCCCAGATCCGGACCATGCAGGTTGGCGCCTGTGGCACTTGACCGATCAGGCTCCACCCGTCGCCCTCCTGTGGGCCATTGGGCGCGATTTGCCCCATGCTCAGTTGTGCGCCTACGCCCTCCACGAATGGAACGATAAAGATTGCGCTTGCCATTATGCCCCCGGAAAATCAAACGGAATGATGACGCCACCGAGACTAAATTCGCTGAATGTGTTGCCGCCGTAAGTGCTGAACAATCCGTACCGCGTGTTGCTGATGATACTGGCATCGCTCACAGTCTGGTCGGTGCCGCGCTGGCTGCCGTTGTACCAGAGTTGGAAAGTGTTGCCGCTCGGTCGCCTGATTTCGATTTGGGCGTTGGCGGTAAAGGCCACGGTCGAAGTAATGAGATTTGTATACGTGCCTGCAACGCATTTGTCTAATAGAACGCTAGTTCCATTGTGATAAGCAATAAGAAAATTTTGCGGGCTACTGGCGCTGTCCAGTAGTGCCACAACGCCGGACTGTATGCCGGTGGTCAGTGTGGCGATTTTGGCCGCTGCGGTCTGGTTGGACGATGCGCCGGCGATGGTGGCGAACAGGCTTGGCAATGAAATTGCTTTAACAGAAAAATCATCCGCAAAATGTTCGTTGGCAGCGCCTGCGGTTGACGCCTGGATACGGATGGCATTACTGCCGCTGGAAATGGCGCGAACGGTTTGAGCAAAAGTCGTCCACACCCCCGCCGGCGTCAACGTGCGGGTAAAGTCCGCAACGCCGCCATTATTGCGCGTGACAGTAATGGCGAGACTCGCTGCATATAGCCAGCCTTCCAGGCGGTACCAGACAAATGCGCTCATCGAGAAATTTGCAGATAAAATGCCGTCGCCAATCGCGTCGCTAACCCACATGCGCGAGTATGTACCACTACGAACCTGTGCAGAGCTACGCTCGTTGGCCGTTGGTGTGGCAAAATTAGTCCAACTACTGTCTAATTCCATGTCGCCATTCGTTAGCAACTCGCTGCCCAGCGTCGGCGTGTTGTACGCATTGCCCCCGCTCACGGCCCACGTCGCGCCCGTCCAGCGATTGCGTCGTTGGCGGCGCCCGACGCCACCAAGCAATAGCGGCCCATCGCCAAGAAGTCTATCGATGATCATCGCAGCACCGTCAGCCAACACACTTTTTCACCAGACACATCGGCATTAAACCAATATTGATTCAGGTTGCCAGCTAACACAACGCCCTCGCCGGGGTTGAGCGGAAAGCCGTTGGCGCTGCTCACTGTATCGCTGCCATTGTTGCCGACCCAGACCGTATCCGTGTTGTCTGGATGCGCTTTGACAGCCACCCCGGCAACGAATGGCACATCGGGACCTTGCACGGCGGTTCCCGCGGTCGTCACCGTGATTTGTCCGCTGTAAATGTTCATAGTAAAAGTTTCTCCCTGATCTGAGCGAGGCCCTTTTCGTTGACGCCAGAGACGGCCAAAAGATCATCATCGGCGGCATCGCGTACAGCTTCCAAAGTGGTAAAGCCAGCCTTGATCAGCACCGACGCCAGGCGACTATTACCGAGTGCTTCGGCCAGAGTTGGGACAATCAGCGTCTGGTCCTCCGGTGGCTGCTGTGAGCCAAGGATCGCCTGTAGTTTGATCAACTCCGTCGCTAGCACACGCACCGCAACCACATGATCGAATTCGCCACCACTTGCAATTTTGTCGAGCATGATCCCTCTTTTCGTGCGCCGGCGTCATCGGCGTTGCCACCGAGTGACGCCGGCAAACATCGTCATTGTTGCCGCTTCTGGAGAAGTTTAGCCTTCCAGGAAATAAAAGACGATTTGGCAATTAGCCGCAGCCGTGCCGCTAGCGCCGTCATAGTCCAGATCCCAGGCGACAATGTCGCTTTTGGCAAAGCGGTAGGGCTGATTGGCGGTCGCCAAGGTGCCGTTGTAGTTAGCCGAAGTAACGAATGTTGGCGTACCACTATCCCCACAGTCAACGCCATCCAAAATACCGTCCCGGTCGGCGGACGTGCCAACATCGAGTAAGGCATTCGTTGCCACGCTGTTAGATATCGAGACCGCCTCTAAGGTCGCCCCAACCGGCAATTTGAACTCACCGCGGGCGTTAGCCGCCAGGGTGCCGTGAAGATGCACTGTCACCGCAAAACGCATTCCTTGCATTGTCGTATCCTTTCTCAGGAGGTGATCGGCAACCCGATCACCTCGTCATTCGCTCAACTCAAAATTAGACGTTGGATTTGCCGATACCGATATAGGTGGAAACGCCTACCGCAAACCAATCACGGACCTTGACCGGAAGCGTGTCGTTTGTGAACATCAACCCGCTCGTCTCACTGGTCACGGTGAAGATCTCCGGCATCGGATGAGAGCCGCCACCCTGCGCCGCGGCGTAAGCCATGCAGATCGGCGCGTGCAGTTTCGGATCGGTCATCGCTGCCCAATCGTTGGCGTCTGTCCACTCTGGCACAGGGATCGGGACGGGCCGCGGGTCGCCGGTGCGGGTCTCGCCGTAGATGTTGCCCTCCTGAGCCGTGCCTGCGCTCGTCGGGCGGCCAACCATGTCAGCGCCAGCGCCCCGACCGAAGGTGGTCAACGCCGTATCAAATAGCTCAATCGGGACAAGGCAATATTTCGGCCACATGCCCAGTGGATGCGACGTGCCTGGAACGCTCTGCTCCCAGATCTTCTGGCGCATACTCGCCCAAGCCGCAGCGGAGAAAGCGGTCGTCATAAGGTTGCCGTGATTGGCATGAAACAGCGCCGTGGAGTCATCGGCCATTGTTGGGCCGACGCCGCTGGCCTGCGTGAAGATCCCGCCAACAGCCGCCGAGCGGGTGCGTACCGCCGCCAGCGTGAGGGCTTTCGGAATGGCGCGCATCCGGACAATGTCACTCTTGCGGATCATTTCCAGGGTAATGCCAACGTAGCGCCCGCGCTTGGAAAAGGTCATGCTCTCCTTGCTGTCGCCGGGAGTCGCTTCAGTGTAGGCGCCGCCTTCGCTCACGGTGGGAAGATTGGCCAGGCCATCCACGTAAATCATTTGAATATCGTGTGTGCTGCCATCGTGTGGAACCACATCGACAACCTGTTCAAACCAACGGTAGGTCATCATGTTGTCATAGTGGGCAGCGATCACCTTGTTCAAGGCATTAACAGCCATGCCAGCCATTGCGGTGGTCGTCGCTTCGGCAAACTGCGCTTCTTCGGGGTTGAAGACGCCCCAAAAGTTGCTGTCACCGGTCATGGCGACATACAAGCCGGCCAGATTCCGCATACTCGGCTTGGGCATCGCCACATTGGCCCCAAACATCCAGTCCCAAGCGTTTTGATAGTAGTCGCGCTGGGTGATCATGTCTCGCTCGGTAATGATCGGCGCCATGCCCTTGACCGCACTTTGCTGGAACGCGGAAAGATAAGTGCGTTCGTCCTCAATGGCATCGGCCAGGCCGTCAGGCGTGGCAAAGGTCTGCCGCTTGAGCTTGTCCTGAGCCGCCTTGGGTAGGCCGGAAGCCATCAGCATGGCATCGCGTGCCGAATTCTGTAGCGCCACTGCCCAAGGATTTGGTGCAGCAGCGCCATTGTTGCCGGTGCCACCAGGCTGACCAGCATCGGCGGGTGTAATGGTAGTGGTTTCTTCCACAGTCGTTTGTCCTTTCAGATCAACCCCACGAGCATTAAAATACTTTTGCGCAACTTCCCAGGCTTTCGCCTGATCAACGCCATACCGCGCTAGCATGGCGTCTAACTCTATGAAAGCGGCCTCCGCGGTTTGATTGCTACCCCATAGCGACGAAGAAAACAGCCCGTCGCGGTTAGCCGCTGGTTCATCTACAACATCGCAGGCGGAAAGCTCATCAAAGCGTAGATATGGGCGCTTCTGTTGGCTGTTAAGTGGCTTTTCCTTGACCTCTACGCCGGTTGCCGGGTCAATCCAAGCCATTTGGGTTTTCCGCACAACTACGGACATTCCAAAAGCGCTTGCGTCCTCTTCGGCCAAATCCATGACGTACTCAGCCAGATCGCCGTCAGGTGAGTTTGAGGCGCTTTCGGCCAGATGTAGATCGCCCAACGCCTTTGTACCGTCTTCCGACAGCCGCAGGTCCTTGATACGCCCCAGGAATTTACCCATGCCGTCTGTAGATAAACCGGGATGAGTAAACCGCGCCTTGACCCCTGCTTTCTTGTTATTACCCTTCTCGACAATGGCCGCAATGGTCTTGGCGTCAAAGTCAATGTTATGGCCGAGAGCCTCGCCAGCCTGCGCTAGTGATACGCCGCGAATGATCCGCGCTTCCCTGTCCACCGTCGCCGCCCCCTTGGTTGGCATCGCTCTGAATCGCTCTGTCACGTTCCTTTACTCCTTTCAAGAGTTCGTCAAACTCGGCATCGCTCACATCTTCGCCAACGTAACGGGTGTAAAGCCGCACTGCGTACCGTCGCAGGGCTTCGCTATCGCCCACCATTTGGCCCAGCCCTTGCAGCGATTGCACCAGATCCACCGCTGCCCCGGCCAGTTCTTGATTGTCCACGCTGCTAATATCGGGCGCATGTACGGTAATGTCCTGCACCGTCGCCGACCGATAGCGCCGATTGCCGACCTCTAGCCAGCGGTTGTAGGCGGTGACCGTCAGCAAGGATAGGATGTGACCGAAGTAGCGCTGCCGGCGCAACAGAAAACGGCGCCGTAGTTCGTCGGTGTCCTTGCCGGCTTTCATGCCTTCGCCCTCTGCTTCGCCCAGATCACCAAGCGTTGTGCCAGGGCCACCCGCGGTAATCATCCAGCGTACCGCCTTGCCGTCTTCTTTGGCGTCGCGTGCATTCAGGTTCGGCGTGACCGCTTCCCACTTTTCCGCGCCCTCTTCGGCTATGATGACGCTACCCGGCTGTGGTGGACGGGCGTAGCGTTGGCGCAAGTCGCCCATGAGCCGCTGAGGAGCGTAGACAATCCAGACAAAAGCCCGAACCGCAGCGTTAAGACGAACCCGATCCTCTAGCCAACCAGTGTATCGACGTAGCCAGGTGAGGATCGGAGCGAGATCGGACTCGCCACGGATAGCGCCAATTGGGCGGTTGACGGCAAAGTGCAGCATCCAAGGCCGTAGGCTATCCGCGCTGCTATCATAGGCGGCAATGTTGGCCGGTGAGATCCACCATTTTTCAGGCTCACCAGGACCAGTAGTTTCGCGGTAAGCTAATTCGGTCTCATAGTCACCATCTCGCCATTTCACTTCCTCGATCTGGCTAGCGGGGATGGTGCGGACTTCGCTCATACCATCAGGCCCAGTGAACAGGACCGGGAACAGTTCGCCAGCCCGCGCAAGTTCGTCGCTCCATTCATCCAGCCGTAGGTCCATGAGGTTCGACGGGTGATACCAGAAGGCGCGAATGAATTTCTCTAGCGGTCCGTACTTT